TTTGCCTTATATCCTTTCCAACATGTAGAAGCACCAACATTAGCACGTGCTTGCTTCATGCTTCCTTCTTCTATATTATCCCAGTTCTCAACCTTAATCTTCTCAAGAATATAGAGTTCTCCATCCATCTCCATTTCTTCTCTTTCTAAAATGTTTGGGCACTCCTCAGTAGGATGGTTGCCACCACATTTCTTACAAATTTCTGTCTCTTCCTTAGTAGCAAGTTGTGCTTTAGGAGATTCTTTCTTAGGACCTTTCTTTTTGATAGAGACTTGTTCAATCTCAGCACCGTTAGACTGTGGATCCATGCCATCGAATGGTGCTTCAGATAAATGAATATCTGGTAGGTCTGTGTTTTGGAAGCAATCGCCACCCATCCACTTTCCATATGATTCCATCAAACCTGATGAAAAATCATCATTGTTGTTGACGGTATTAATTGTCTTTTGCTTCTTCATTTACTTACAAGGAGGTTCTTCTCGTATTATTTATAGCTCTAACATTCTTAATCCATTCACGGAACATCTTTCCTTCTTCAGATATAACAATTGCATAGTTACTACCCACTCTATGAATAGTTCCTTTGGTTCCTGTCCTTGAAGACATGACACTATCACCTTCGCTTAGACCTTCGTCATGTCTTTGCTGTTGTCTTAGTGCTTGTTCTCGTAATTTCTTAAAATTTATCATTTATAGTTTGCGGGTAAGTTCGCTGCTATTTCCATCATCAAAACTTCACAATCTTGGTCACGTAATGCACCAGGTATACCAGAACGAAATGTTTTAAAGTCACCAGCAGCTGCTGCACGACGCATTTTTGTTCCTGATACTTTAAATGTATCACCATCTGCATCTCTAGAACCAGAAGATATGATGTCTAGTGTACGAAAAGAGAAATCTTTATCGTTACCATTATATTTATGAATCCACTGCATCGCTTGTACTCTATCAGAACCCACTAGCATCACACACTCATCAAATCCTGCCATCATTATGTCCTGTAAGACTGCTACTGGATCTCTAGGTCCGCTATAGATGTGTCCCTTATGTGTAGGAAACATCTTGTTCATATAATATAGTTTTCTATCAGGTAAAAGAGGGTTATTTCCCTTAGTATCTGTAGATTGTGAGATATAAATTCTATACTCATGTGATCCTGCAAGACGTTTTACTGCATCAAAGTTCTCCCTATGACCTGTAGTAGGAGGTTGAAACCTACCAAAAGTAAAATAACATTTGTTGCACTTTAACGCCATTTTTTTGCTAGTGTAAAGTTAAGAAAGGCAAATTCAAGACGATTAACAAACTTAATCATGTCTCCATCCTTATGTAGAACATAACCCTCAGGTCCTGTAACCTTATATCCATTGTCTGTAAGTGCAAATGTCTTAAATGTTTCTAGATGATCTAGTTTATCAATGACAAACTGCTTGATGTCTTGCAGTTCTTTATACAAATCTATCATTGCTTTGAACTTATCTTCATTGTCTCTTAGATAGTTCTGACTATGATGTATTAGTTTAGATTTTTGTGCTTTGGTTGCTGGTGTTTTTATCTTGTCAACCAATGCTTTTGTTTTGTCATAGTAAAAATTATACAAGTTAGCAAATGTTTTACTTGTATCTCCAAGTGTACGTGCTGCCTTGATCTCTGAGTTAAAAAATGGTTTTACATAGGAAGCAACATGATACTTTTCATCACCTTTTGTACCTGAGAATAGGACTAATTGATCAAGAAAGTCTCCACATTTTTTACAGTTCGCTTCTATAGACTTAACCATGTTGTCAAACTGTGTTTCTTCTTGATGATTTAGACCAACCTTATGCATAGGTGTATCATTATTGATGATTACTACATCTTTATTGTCTGTGAATTTAGTATTAGCACCCGCCCTTGCTGACATAGTAGATAAATTATATCCTTTTTGTTCTCCTGTGTAATGTGTATGAAACACAACTCCTATTTGTGATGCTTTTATTTTTTTACCGATTTCATGATCTACAGGAATACCATATGTAATTGTATTAGGTCTAAATGTGTACAGTTTTTCTCCATGTATAGTTTCTGTCTTAACAGTTGATTTAGTGTACATTAAATCTCCCTGTATTACACCTTCTATACCTACATTCATGAAATATTTGAGAGACATTTTTAATTTTTCTGCTAAGTCTCCTTTGTAATCAAACTTATCTACGTCTGCTTCTGAATAACATATTTTTGGTTCAGTTGTATTGAATACAGATTTAGTTCCTACAAAAAATAATCCATTTGCGGGATCTTTTCCACATACAATTGATGGTGCACCATCCCATTTTGTTTGCATAAATGCTTTACTGTCATCACGACCAAGCATCTTACGTAATTCCTGTAAAAATCCAACAGCAGCTTCACAACCCTCAACACCGTAGTTGAGCATCTCGTCTTCCAAATGTTCTAAGTGTTTTAGTTTGGTTATGTTTGCCATTATGAAACTTTTATGAAAGGTCCTGACAGATCTGATTGTGATGAAGCGTACTTATATAGTCTAGTCGATAACTCGTCTCTTTGCTTGGCATTATGTCCAAGACCGAACATTATATCTAGGACTGTCATGCCAAAATATTTTGAAAATTTCCACTGGGATTTATTAATTCCACCTCTACCACCTGATGTACTAATTTCTTCCATGGTAACTTCCTCTGCAACTTTTGATGTGTCTCTTTTATAACTATTGCCTCCCACACCTCTAACAATACGAGATTTTATATGTTCTTTTTGTAAAAGATCATATATTTTTGCATCCAATGGACTAGGATCTTGTTCTGCTGCTCTAATTGCATTGGTAATAGTATATTCTTTAAAGACACCATTACCTACACCATAAACTTCTTGAAGAATACGATCAAATATTCCACCACCAACTTTTCCTCCCTTAGCACTTTTACCAAATGCAGATCCACCTGTTATTTCTCCCTGCCATGTCTTTCCTTTACCAGCAGTGTCACGCATCTGCAATTTAAAACCATCTCCTTCAATATAAACATCCATAGAATTAAACAATGTATTGGCACCCGCCTTAGTAAATTTTTTAAATATTGTTTTATCCCTATCCATGTTTACTTCTTCTAGTTTAGGTGTACTTCCTGATATCTTTTTCAAAGACACACCAACTAAAGTTTTACTCTTTACAAGATCATACAATTTTTGATTCCATCCTGTAAAATAATCTTCTTTAGGAAATACTTTACCGCAATCACACAACCAAATATCTGCTGGATTCCATTTGTTAACATCACTAAAAGGACGTCCGAGTTCTTCATCCTCATCTCCCATTCTTGCATTTACTTTTAGAAAATGCTTATTGATTTGTTTCATGAAATCATTATCATGATACCAATGATAATTTTTATTTTTATATTTACTATTCCACAGTGCGTTAGCAGTAAGAATACTAGATTCCATCCAATCAGAATTTTCCATTAAAAATGTATGAATTTCTGTCATACTATTTTTAGTTTCTACTTTATCTTTTACTGAATCAAAATCTTTTAACGTACATCTATAACTACGATCTATATCAGTCTCACCTAATGAAAATCTATACGCACCTACCCAACATGCAGCACCTTCTGCAAGATCTCCCTCTTTTCTACCTAAACCAGATCCTGCACCTCCACCAAAATCTTCTGGTGTCTTTTCTAAATCATTTAACTTAATTAATTTTTGCTGTTGAGTATTACCTGACTTATAAGTAGCAGTTAATACGTATTTGTTAGGTGCTTTTGCACCATATCTTTTTAAGAATGTATCTCCTGTACCAGTTGGAGAAGAAAATTTTAATTGACCAGCAATAGTTTTTTTCATGTCATCATACATCTGTTTAGAACATGAAATTATTGCCTTACCAGAAGGTATCGAAGTGTTGGGCATTACTGCAACAAACCTTCTTTCATCTATTATATTAACAAGAGATTGTAAACGCATTTTATTACCACGAATGTCACCATATTCATCGTAGTTCATTCTTGCCATTTAACGGTCTCCTTTCCTTCTATTTTCAGAAAAATATACATCAAACGTTCCCTCAGGATAACGCTTCTCTAGTTTCTTAACGTTGGTAGCAATCACATCATCGAATGATACATCCAATGCCATACATGCCTGTGCTACGTACCACATGATATCACCAAGTTCAATGATTAGATGTTCTCTGTTGTCTTCGTTCCATGGTTTACCTTGAAATACCATCTTCTTAATGATCTCAAGGAACTCTCCACCTTCAGCATTAATCCCAACACCAGCAGTGGTAAGACGTTCAATATTGGCACCT